GATGTAAACGCATTGTTAATAGCTGTAGTAGAAGAGAATGTTGAACCTGTGTAACCGTCCATAGAACCACCACAAGTAATACATACTGGTACCTGTAAATCAATTTCTAAATAGATTTTACCTTCAGCATCACACAGATTGTCATATTGACCACCACCTGTTTTACTACCAGGGAAAGTTAATGTATCGTTGTTGTTACCATACTGAACAATACCTTTACCATATCTTTGAGTTACAACTCTGAATAAGTAAGGGTTAGTTGTGTTAGCAGCAGTTGTTGGGTTTCCAGCAGCACCATAGATAGTCAAATCAGATAAGAAAGATTCATTATCCATTGGTTGACCATCAGGTCCGATTAATTTACCAGCTCCATCAGTTGCAAAACCTGACAAAACTATCAATACTTTTCTGTAATCAGATGTAGTATAACCCGTACTAACTAATGCATCACCTGACCAAGCAACAGTAGCAACATCAGCAGTGATTGCGGAAAATTGTCCTTTAGAATAGTCAAATAACCCTGGAGGGTCTAACGCTGGTTCGTTACCTTCGTAGAATCTATCGTAAAGGTCTTTAGTATTGTTATAGTCATAACCGCTGTTTGGTGTTTGACCCACAGCTTCGTTTGGTGAACCATAAGGTGCGTAGTGCTCAGAAGTACCTGGTTGGTAAGCCTGAATGTTAGGTACAAAGTAGAATAATTTACCGATTGGTAAGTTCATTGCTTGTACTGAAACGATGTCATTCGCTAATAATTTAGAGAATACACGTCTAACAATTGGGAAAACCACTGTTTCAAATGCACCTGTATCAGATGTAGATGATGCTTCATTGATTAAGAATGATGCTTGGTTTTCGTATAATTGTGCTACGTTTTCTCTCATGTGACCTTTAAGACCCTCTAAGAATCCTAATTTGTCCCATTTGTTGATTGTGTCTTCTTTGATAACTTTAAGGTGTTTTAACCCAATGTTACCAACAAGACCTGATTCTAATAATGCTCCCATTTTTTTAGTATTTTTTTTTTTAAGTTTATTTTTATTGTTTAACCTAATTTACCCATTAAGTCCTTCATTCTTAAGAATTGAGGATTTTCATAAGTTTTTGATTCAATTAGGGTTGTTGATGAACCTGTAGAAACTGATTTGTTTAATTTTGTTGTTACCGATTCATTAATTGATTTTGTATCCGTCGAAGTTAATTCGTCTTTAAGAGACCTATAAAGATTTTTAGATTCTTTTAAGGTTTCAACATCGTCAAATCTTCTAAGGATGTTTATTTTTTCTTTTTTAGTTGTTGAATGTTCTGTAAACAATCTTGTAGCATAAGCCAAATTTGAATTAAAGATTGCAACTTCGTTAAGTTTTTCTCTAAAAACATTTAATGCTTTTCTATACTCCTCATTTTTTCCTCTCAACATTCTAACTTCTTCTTGAGTAGATTCTGTTTTAACACCACTATTACTATAAACATAATTTCTATTATTAGTGATACCTTTTCTCAATCCTCTACCTTCTTTGGAACCCATTCCATATGTTCTAGCTGCTTCTTTAGTTTCAGATTTTTCAAAATCTGCGTCATCTCTACGACCTTTAGTAGTCTTAATGTCTTTTGATGCAATTTTACCATGCTTCATTGACAATCTTTCATCTTCTTTGTCTTTGTATCCTTGACCTTCTTTAGTTTCTGCTTTAACAATTTTGGATTTAGCGCCCATATTTTCACCTTTCTTGTATTCAAACTTAGGTTTACCAGTACCAACTGATTTAGGACCTTGTTTTCTTTTTTCATTAAATCCGCCATTAGTCTTATTTTTATAAGAAAATTTAGGACCTAATCCTATTCCAACACCTTTAGGTTTATAAGTTTCATTGTAGTATCCGTTGTCTCCGTCTTCGTCATCTTGTTCGTCCATGTTAAATTCGTTGAATCCGTCTTCGTCATCTTGTTCGTCTATGTTAAATTCGTTGAATCCGTCTTCGTCTTCGTCATCTTGTTCGTCCATGTTAAATTCGTTGAATCCGTCTTCGTCTTCGTCATCTTGTTCGTCGATTGGTATTAAGTTGTCGTCATCCAATTGAAGTTCATAAATAGTTTCAACTTTTTCTGGTTCACCCATCTCAATTTCATAAAGAGTTTCTTCTCCGTCTAAATCATCACTATCAACATCACTTACATCACCAGAGTCAGAGAAAATAGCATTAATAACATCATCTACTGATTCGTCTTGTTCATCACGCATACTATAATTGTTTTTTTTGTCTTTATAAGATTCACCAAGTTTCACAAGATATTCTACATTAGCATCATCATCGGATAAATAAACGTTCTCACCATCTTTTTTTACGATAATACCGTCATCTTCACCCATAGCTTTGAATACTTTTAAAATTTCTTCGTCAGAAGCGTCAGTTAAATCTATTGGACTTTCATCTGAATCCATATCCATGTCCATATCCTCTTCATCAGAGTACATATCTTCTTCGTCATAATCCATATCCTCTTCATCAGAGTCAATGTCTTCTACATCAGAGTCCATATCAATATCATCATTATCAACGTCAGCATTCGCGTCAGTATCTAAATCAATCTCATCTTCTTCTTCTTGTTCAGAAAGAGATTCTTTTACTAATTGGTTGATTTCTTTCTTCATAGTTGAAGCAAGTATTCCTTTTGCATTTTCGGCTATAGCTTCTTCAACTTGTTTCATTTGAATAAGAGCCTCTTGAACTAAAGATTTGTTTTCTTTCATTTAAATCTGTTATTTTTACAATATAAATAGTGTCAAATTATAAAAAATTCAATTTTATGGTATTACATTTTTTTTTATTTTATATAAAACTTTTGAAGCATAAAAAAAAGCGGTCGATAAACCACTTTTTTTTGTTAAATTTTTATTGAGATATTATTCAATTACCTCATCAATTTTACTTTCCGATACTGAAGTAATTCTCCAATCATTTGTAAACCCTTGATACTTTTCTGTAACTTTAGCTTCCACATCGGTTACTGAGAATCCTTTAACAAGTTTCTCTTCTCTAATTTTTTTAATTTTTCCAGTATTATCATCAAGTAAATCGTACTGAATTTTTGCTACAAAATATTTTTCGTCCATAATTTATTATTTTCCCAAATAATCGGTTAATTTTCTCATTAAGTCAACTCCTTTAGTTTGAAATTCTGAATTTTCAACCGATTTATATTTTTTTTCTTCTTCTAAATTCTCTTCATATTTATTTCTATCGTTTGGATTGGTAAATAAATACGCTCCTGGTGTTGACGGAGATGATACCAAGTCAAAACAAATTAACTCAAAATCATCTTGAACTTCATTTCTTTCTCCAACTTTTTTTAACGAACCAACTCCTCTTGAAGAAACTCCCATTGTTACACCTTGTCTCATTAAATTAGCCGCTTGGTCTCCTTTAGTTGAAACAATACCTCTTTCATGAAATCCTGGTGATGTTAACAATTTAAGTTTACCCATTAAGATGTTTTTATCCCACCATACTTCTGTGATAATATGGGACACTCTATCCAAGTCAATTAAAGAAGATTCGGGATGGTTAAGTTCTGAGGTAGATAAGCCCTTCTCAATTGCCTTTTTATAATTTTCAGCTTCTCTTTTTAATATTTTTTCAGGATAAAATCTTCCGTTTCTATTTGGAGTATCATACTTCTGTAATACCGCATAAAATTCAAATGGATTTCTATAATCCATTTCAGATGCTTCTTTTAAGATTTTGGCATTTCTAATATCTTTTGGTGATATCCAACCCGCGTCTGTTTCAACCAATATTCCATGGCCTACTTCACTTGCTTCTAAAATTCTTAATTGTTTCATTAATTCTTTTTATGATAAATATATCATACAAGTATCTTTTTAATGTTATTCGTTTTTTGATGGTGAAAATTCAAAATATTTATTTTGAATTACATTTTCTTTAACAATATTTTTAATAATTGTTTTAACCGATTCTTTAATTTCAGAACATTTAAAATCCATTTCATTATTGGTATATAAATTAACTTCTAAATTTAAAAAAGATTTTTTACCGTGTAAAATACCACTTGTTCTTAAGTCTAAATCAACAATACTTTGTTCTTTAAAAAGTTTATGATTTATGGAATTAAATACCGAATGTTTAATATCTCGACTTAGATTACAAACAACTCTATTCCAATTGTTGTGCTCAAATTTGGGAGTAACCCATGATTGAATGTTTATATATAATGATTTTAAATTTTTTGAATCTACCGTTCCATATACAGTTTTAATTGGTGTATATAAATTTATCTTTACACTTTTTCCTTTTTTCATTAAGTTTCATATTGTCAATGTTTAT